GGTGTTGCCGAAGAGCTTGTAGTCTTGAATCACCCAAGACCAGAACAGGCTACCCATCACCATCGGATCAGGTTGCGCCATAAGAGCGATTACCGGGTGGTCTTCTACAGGTTCCGCTTGCTGGGAATCTACGGGTCGGTAGTATCGTGCAGTTGCTTGAGGGTAGTTTCTGACGTACCAGTCAATGGCAGATGCCACGATACCGTTTAGCCCAAGGTCTCCCGCTACTCTTGACCAGTCTTTAGTGCTTCCAGGGAGTGCCCGGCGCAGGAGTGTTTGCAGCTGACCAGAACCGTAGCCGGTTAGGTAGACATCACGGGACTGACTAAGCGGTAAGGGCAAAGCCTGTGTCGGGTTTGCTACGGCTTTATTGCCAAGGAAGCGGTCAAAGATACCCATGTGCCTAGTATCCCACAGGGAACCTAAACAGCACCCCATCCCTTGCGCTGTCCGATCACCTGCCAAGCATATGCCATAGCGTCAACCACGTCATCATGCCGACCAACCGGGAAGGATAGCAACTCATCCTGCCAGTAAGGTGGCAAACCTTCAACGTGTACAACCTGCCCTTGCTCGTACCGAGCCTCCAGAGGCCCAAAGCGGGTTATCTTGTCACGGTCTGGACGTATCCCCCGTATCGGTAGTTTTGTACGCCTCATGAGCTCTTGGACAACAGCCGCTTGATACTGCACCTGCTCAATGCCAATCATAACCGGCTTCCACTTTTCTGCCATTGCCTCGATGAAGCGCAACACCGAAGCAAAGTCAGCACGCGTACGGTTTACATCGAGCACGTAGATCGTTCCATCTTCATCACGGCTCAGAGCAACCACGGCGGTATAGTCTGCTTCCGCCTTGGTTGAGATTGCAAGGTCAACCCCAAGGTAGACCGGCAAGCCTTCAGGGGCATCACCAAAGCGTAGCCACTCACGCTTGATTCTGGCTCCAGCTGCATCGACGAACTCCGCCAAGTACTCTTGCCGAAAAGCGATGCTGGGCAAAGATTCCCCCGCCTTGGCTACTTCGTCTGCATCTATCCAAGGGTTAGCTGTGGTAGGCATCTGCCATGCCATCCAGTCATCATCTACACCAGCCATAGCGTGTAGGCTCTTGAAGTAGTTGCTACCCTTGGGAGTGCTCAAGAAGAAAGCATCACCCCGGTAATCGGTGAGCGTTGGGCGTATGGCTTCAGTCCAGGCTTGCTCCAGATGCCTTGCCATTGCGGCTTCGTCAATGATTACCCGCTTGTACTTACGTCCACGGGCAACGGTGCTAGGGTCATCCAAAGTCCAGTAATCGATTGCTGCCCCGGTTATCAGTTCGATGCGTGGGGCAGGTGTCTGCACAGCTCGCCGTATCACCGGAGCATATATCCGCTTATGGTCGTTGTACGCTTCCTCAAGCAACCGGTAGGTAGGCGCAAACCAAGCACACGGCAGACCGTCTTTGAGTACCGGATCCGATAAGAGATTACCGCCTAGGGTTGTTTTGCCGAATCTTCGACCTACTCAGCCACAGGCGAGAACGTTATAGCGTCTCGCCTGTGCCATGATTACCTTTTGTCCTTCGTGCGGTCGAGGGAGAACCAATCGAATGTCAGGCATCAGTTAGTGTCTGTCCTGCTTATGATTCCGTCTTCTGGATACTCCGGATTGTAATAATCTGTAGGTTCACATTTGACCGGGGCATAGCCAATCCATTTAGTGGCATCGAATATCTCCCATTCTCTTTGAAAGACATCATAAAAGAACATCTCAAAGATTGTGAACACATTCAAGGACGTCAAACACGGTTTATCGTAATTGTCAATTTTAGGAAAATATCTTTCAAGCATCTGGGATGGTTCGTAATGCCACCATGACTCTTCATGTGCTGAAGACTTCGTAAGGATAAATTCATCTTCTGCCCAATCCTTACATCGAACAGCACCGAATCTGTGATTGCGTAAATACGCTAATGCTTCAAGCCCTGTCATATCTAATCTCCAGTACTACCTAACCCGCCTTGTCGCTCATCTGCTGGGACATCGTCCCCAACAACAAACGGCGTAAACACTAACTGCGCTATTCGGTCTCCTGCCTCAATAATCCAGTCACCTTGTGTACGGTTATGCAGTAGCACCTTGATGGTGTCTGTATAGTCAGCATCAATGATGCCGGGAGCGTTGGCAACGGCAAGACCACGCAAGGCTAGACCAGACCGGCTACAGACCAGAGCGCAAAGGTCAACAGGCATAGAGACATAAGTGCCTGTGTCAACGCCTACAGTAGCGCCGGCAGGTATGAGTATGTCACCGGGTGAGCGTAGATCGTAACCTGCCGAGTACTTCGTGGCACGGGTAGGAATGACACCGTGAAAACTAATCTTTACCATCAGCGTACTCCACGATGACCTTGACTGGTGAACCGTCTGCGCCGGTCTGCTCTACCCTGCTACTCCACTCGGCTTTGTGCTTACGTTCAAGCCACCATGCCGCCGCTTGCCAAGTGGTATCAGATGCCAACTTGATGACCGATACCATCTTTGCCTCGGCTTCACCCTCTGCTTTTTCTATAGCGTCCGAAAATTCCGGCTTTTCCTTCAGCCATACGGCAAGCGTATCCTGCGAGATGTTAGCGACAGCACAGGAAGCCCTGCGGGTATTACCACCCCTCAGAGCCTCCAGAAGCTTTGCTACGGTCTGTTCCGTGTATTTGGTTGGTCTACCTGCGCCCGGTTGTGCTGCCATTTAGGTTAGCCTCGATTTCTTCCTTGGTTGCCCAGATAAGGGCATCTCTCATTTGATTGTCTGTGATGCCCTGTTGTTTCGCCCTGCGCTTGACATCGTTGTATAGCCAACGTGTATACATCTCGTTGTATACCGCAAGGCAGCCAGCACCAAGCAGGACACCGAGTGCAAAGAGAATCATTCGGCCACCTTGCCTGTCCGTGGATCAAGTTTGACAATATCCCAATCATCAGCGAAAAGGTCACCTGGTGACAGGCTCAGTTCTTCAAGCTGCGTCACCCTGCCGTTTGCACCATGAAGCTCAAAAGCGTTCCACAGTTCGGAGTATCGCAGGAAAGTCCCGCACCACTCACTACGCCTTACAGCGTTACCGCCACCAGCCATCAAGGCTTGTATCACTTCACCGAATCTCATTTTATTACTCCCATTGTGATCGGCAGGTGTTCAGCCATCAAAGCCTTGATGGACTCTGCAATCTCCCTGTGCTCTAACTGTGTATCTTCCTGCGTCCTCAGCTGCACGTAGTGAATCCAAGAGCGTATCGTGCCAGACATATACATCGTGGTCGGAGTGCAAAGCGGTAGCACCATCCTTGCAGTCTCCGCAGCGATGCCGGCCTTGATTAGTTTGTTGTATGCCATCCGCGCGTCATGAATAATCTTCATTGATTCACCAAGGGCTACATGCTGTTCAAAAGTCCATTCACCCGGATGTTCTGGCATTGGTCGTGAGCTTTGGCGGTTGGTTGTTCCCGCTAACCTCATCTCTACACGTATAGGTGTTTCAGTAACCGGTGCATACCTTTGGCTAAACTCTTGGAAAGAGAAACTGCGATGTCTAAGTATCTGCGGTGCGATGGCACGGGTTGTTTTGATTTCCACGCACATACTAGCCATCTCAAAGATTGACCAGTGGCCATGTTTTATGCAGTAAGAAAGCAACCGGGCTACGTCTGGGTTATCTTGGTTGGCTGGGTTGCTGACCCTAGCGCAGTATCCGATGACCTGCTCCGCTTCCGGTGTGATCCAGATGAGTTTTGTCATCCTACGACCTCCCAATCATCTTGAAGGAAGTCGGTGTAAATTCTGTTGAATTCCGAATCAAGATCTCGTGGTTCATTCTTGTTGATTCGATTCCATCGATTCATCGTAAAAGCTTTTGTTGGACCGGCTGTTTCTGGAAACGAGTTCCATGCCGCTGAATAACAGATTGCCTCGTCTTTATCCCAGTTTTCTCTCCGAATCTTTTTGCCTTCGATTAATGCTTTAAGTGCTTCAATGCCTGTCATCCGTTGTATATCTCCCAGTCAAACGCCAGTACATCAGCACTACCGAATGACGCCACCCGGCTGTAGTGCCGGTTACCAGCGCCATCGATGAGATAAAGGCATATCTTGCCATCAACGATTTGGAGGAACCAAGCGGCAGCGTGGCGGCGTACCGTCATGCCAGCGCGCAAGCGTTCAAGGGCGGAAGGAAAGCCGCCGCCAGAAAGGTTCATCCGCTGGGCTTCGATGCTCTTCAGCTGTTCTTCAGTCCGTTCTTTCAACCAGCGGTTGACGGTGGTGTGTTGGAATCCTACAGCCCTTGCCGCTTCGTGGCATTTCATGCCTTCAGCGACCAAGGTTTCATACCGATCTAAAAGATGCTGCCGCTTTGCGCGGTTTGCAATCACCGATTCGTTTGGTCTACCCGCCATTATTTATCTCCTCGGCTTCCCTGGCTATCCGATCAGCAAAAGCCGTGTCTTTGGTAGCGGCATATGCCATGTACCAGAGCGCCTTGATGCTGTCAGCGTTAGCCGTCCCCTTATGTGGGCAACGCTGTAAGTACTTGAGCACGTTGCCTGTAGCAAAGTCCAGCCCCCAGTCGTCTATGACGCTGAGGGCCTGAATCCTTGATGTCCGGTAGTGACCGGTCATACGA